TCCCTCGCCGACAATCAAATCATAACGGCTGTCTGTAGTCTTGCGAGCATGCTTAACTATTGTACCGTGTGTGTACTTCTTGGGGATAGAAACGTATGTAGATAGGCCTCCAATCACCTCGTATGGTTTATCATCCATCAGGCCCACCAAGATTGTCCACTCTTCGTTCTTGATCGTTGGTCGGTGAATCTCGCAGGTCAGAGTCTCTGGTCGTCGCGGAGCATTGTGCTGCGGGAAGAATTCTTCACTTGCCTCAGACTCTGTGACGAGCACGCCTGAGCGAGAGCCGTCTACGTAGACTGTAATGCCCTTCAAGCCTCGCTTCCACCCTTCGAAGTATAGATCTCCGACTACAGAAGTGGCTGTCTCAGCAGGCAAGTTAATTGTAGAAGAAATTGAGTGATCAATATGCTTCTGAATAGCTGCCTGAATCTGGATTCTCTTTAGCCAATTGATTTTATCGCTCTCGACGAAGAACTCGGGTACATCTTCTGTATTAAACTTGTCCATGTAGGTTTTCAAGTTGTGATGATATACATTAAACTCTTTCCATCGATCTCCTAGCTCGTCTACGAAGTCCGCATCGACATTTTTATCGCTATGGTCCAGCTTTCTTCTTCTAATGTAGAAGTTTCTGAATACAGGCTCCAAGCCAGAGCTTGTCTGACTCATAATTGATACAGAGCCAGTGGGAGCGTTGGTGAGAATGGAGATATTCCTTCTTCCATGTGTCTTGATAGCATCCTGTAGGTCCTGCGGAAGACTCTTGATGAAGAGGTTGTCCTTTTCTTTATCCCAGTCGAAAGCCGGAAAGGTACCTCTTTCCTTTGCTAGCTCAACTGACTCTCTGTACGACGAGACCTTTAGTGTTTCATAAATCTTATCAATAACATCGATAGCATCATCAGAATCGTATGCTAGCCCCAGGCAAGCTATCGCGTCAGCTAGGCCGTGAGTCCCTAGGCCAGTACGTCGGCCTTTTCTGCAGGTCTCATATAGCTTGTTCCATAGAGCCTTCTCATCGGGCTGATCTGATAGTGATCTTAGATCTTCTAGCTTTTCTAGCTCTAGTTCTACAAGATCATCGGACAACCTCATAGCAGCAGCGACTGCCTCGGAGAATCCATCAAAATCAAACTTTGCGTTTTGTCCAAAAGGATCTTCAACAAAGTTTTTAAGATTCATTGAGATCAAGCGGCAGCTATCATATGAAGATAGCGGTAACTCTGCACAAGGATTGACGCACTCAGTTTTAAAATCTTCGTATTCGTTAGCCGGCAGATACTTTAGGATGTTATCCCACATCAACAGTCCTGGCTCGGCGGTTTTTGTAGCTGAGTCTACAACTAACTCCCACAACTCTTTCGCATCGATCTCTGTAGTGTGAGTAGGTTCATCTGAATCGACGGGGAACCTCAATGTGAACTTGCTGTTGCTTTCCACCGCCTCCATAAACTCGTCAGTGATACGAATAGAAACATTTGCACCGGTAACTTTCGTCAGATCGTGCTTCATCGTGGCAAATTTAAAAATGTCTGGGTGTCGGATATCCATAGAGATCATCAGCGCGCCTCGTCGGCCGTTTTGGCCAATCATACGACAAATGTATGAGTAGAGGTCTGCGAAGCTCCACGCTCCAGAGGTAGTACCTGCAGAGTTGCTCACAGGTGTGCCCTCGGGACGCAGATTAGAGATGTCTAGGCCCACACCACAGCGGCGTTTAAATAAATTCGCAAGGTCTTTGCCTGAATCTATAATAGAAGAGATATTATCCTGCGGAGGGGCGATAACAACGCAGTTGGATAGCGATACATTAACGTGATTGTTGCCAATGCCCATCATAGGCGAGCCTTGCGGAACAATATACTTAAAACTCTTTAGATAGTTAGAGATTTTGTCTCTCGACAAAGCGCGGTCTGTATTAAACTTCTGCTCTACTCGATGAAACTCCGTGGTAAGCCTGTTGTGCATATCGGCCGGAGTCTTTTCCAACAACTCTCCGTCTTTGTTCTTTAAACAGTATTTGGTTATCCAAACATTCGCTGCCAATTCATCACCGTTGAAATAATCTAAGGTTGCTTTTTCAACTTCTTCTTTTGTATATGTTTTCATTTGCTATCCTTGTTTCCTAAATTTTTTGTATTTTTCTTTAAGCTCTTGAGCTTGTTTCTTCAAAGAGTTCTCTTTAATTTCTTCCACGCCTTCATTAGTCGGCTCTAATACTTTTATTGTCACATTGGATGTGTCCATAAAAATCGGATAAACCAAGCCATCGGGTCCGTTACGATTCTTTGCGACGAACATTCTTCCCGTATTGTTTGTTTTGTCTTTGACTGTTCTAGAGATTGAGAAGATGAAATCTGCGATGAAGCACTTGTTGAATGCTTCTGAGATTGCTTCCATTGTAATGACTTCTGCATTAAGCCCGCTTCTGTTGGTTTGCGAAGCCGTCCATACACAACATTCAAATTCTTGTGCGATGGCACGGAGTTCTTCGTAAATAGACTCTAGTTCATTTCTTTTTTCTTTATATTTTCCAGAGGCCTTTAAAATATCTGCATAGTCAACAATGATCATGTCAATATTTTTGCCTGTCTTTTTAATTTTATCTAATGATTTTCGCAAAGTAGTTGGTGACGCACTTTTGGTAGGATATTCTTTAATTAAAAGCTCTCCGGTTACATCCATACAAGTTTCATATACATCTTCCTTGAATCCGTGCAAATCCGATAGAGGTACCTTGGAAATGCAGCTATCATAGCGCAAGCCGATAGTCTCTTCCGCTAGCTCTAGGGTGTAATGTATTACGTTCCTGCCCTCTTTGAGCGCCTCGGCTCCGAGATGTACAAGGGCCATACTCTTGCCTGCACCAGTAGGAGCAATCACTACTCCAAGCTCACCTTTACCTAGGCCGCTCTTAGAGATATTATCAATGTGATCCCACCCAGTCTTAATTGGATTTCTGGCTCTCAATACATATCTAGCTTCGAAATCTTTCTTGTAATCGTGACCATGATTGTTATCAGTGCCTAGTTTCAGTGCATCATCAATCAAAACCTTAATGTCGTCAAAAGAAGATGACTGCAAAAGATCAACTGACTTTAAAATAGCCTCTTTTAGCTTCTGCTTCTTGCAGAAGTCAAGTGATGTTTCTTTGATATACTCTTGGCCATCAACAACAGTGTCGAGATTCTTATAAAAGAACTCTCTGATTTGCTTTTGTGATATCTCGGTCTCATCATCCAGCTTTGTCTTCAGCAGCGAAGTCATAATGTCTGCGCTGGGATGTGTCCCGTACTTATTTTTATAATCAAAGATTAGACTGGTGAACACTCTCAAGTAATTTAGCTCAAAGAAGTTTATGTCCATAACCTCTTCAATCTGCTCACAAAAAGGACGGTCCTCTAGTATCATAAGAGCCAAAGACTCTTGAAATGATTTGCCGTATTTTGAAAAGCTTGCTTCTTGCATTAAGACTCGTGTCCTTTGTTACCAGTATTATATTATTAAATGTCTCTATTTGTCAAGTGACATTTTCTTCATCTTGCGTGAAAGATCAACCCAATTAAATTCACCGAAACCATCTTGAATCATCATCTTAACAACTTCTGTCTTGTTGAAGTGGTAATCAAAGTTGCTAACAACTTGGTTAACCATACGCTTGGTTTGTGCACTGATGTTGGGAGAATACAATTGCATCATTTTATAATTTAACTTTAATACATCTTGGTTCTCTAGGACATTAGAGTATGCTTTTAGGTTGCTATCGACAGCTTTACAGTGCTTGACAACATCTGTTAGGGTGTAGCTCTTCTCCTCACCCAAGAACGGAAAACGGTTCTTGACCGTTGCCAAGCCAACTCCGCCGACACCTGGGAGATTATCACTCTTATCGCCAGCCATAGCCCTTGCGATAGCAAAGTTGTTTGGATGGATTCCAAACTTCTCAATTACTTTTGGCTTATTAAGAGTTTCTTTCTGTACCGGCCGGTGCAGTACTGTCTTGTCGTCGAGAAGCTGAATAAAATCCTTGTCGCTGGAGACAATAACCTTCTGCCAATCCTCAAATTGCTTCATGTTCTTCACGTAAGCAATGATATCATCAGCCTCTACCTCGGGGAACATAAACTGCATCATAGGCATATTGTTGATATACTCTACAAGGCGTGCTTGCTGCCAGATCTTGTTTGCCATCTCTTCGTTCTCGGACAAGTTGCGAATATCACGATTCAGGCGGATTGGCTTACGGCCAGCCTTGTACTCTTTCTTTAGAGTCTTCCTTC